CATTATGCGAAGTTATAACTATATCGGTGCGAAAGTGCCGATTATTTCTTTTTGCTATAAAATCAATCAAATTCATGCGTAAATCCAACCTTTTCATATAATTTATTTATATCACTCATTGTTAAAACTTTTTGATTAGTAGCAATCAAATGACTATTTATAATACTTAAATCATTTGGATTTATTTTATTAAGACCTTTTTTCATTAATTTCAAGAAAAAATCATTATCAACCACACATAGCATAGCCATAAGTTTACTAAGATTACGGTCAGCGTAATTTTTTTTCTTTTGAATACTTGTTTGATATGAGTTAGGAAGGAGTCTTAATTTTTCAGTATCATGCAAAAATCTTTCCCATACTTCCCATGTAGGTATTCTACTTTTGATTGTATCACTATAACCGCTTTCCTTAAAATCAAGATAATTATATATTATCTTAAAAAGGAAACTGTCCATTTTAAAATCATGATCCATAAGCAGTGTAACCAACTGATTACTATGAGTCTTTTTAAAACGTATTTCCAACCTTGTCCAAAACTTAATTGCATCACTAACAAGATAACCACCATTAATACGTTCACGCAGCTTATCATATATAACTATATAAATATCACTGCTCATACTTCCAAATTTAAGAGAACTAGATTCACTTAAACCATCTTTTAAATTTAACTGTTCTATATAAGTAGACTGTTTAAATCTTGTTGCCAACTCCCCTTTTTTTATCTTTTTACGTAACTGATTGACAGTGAAATATTTCTTATACATATCTATAGCAATGTCAATACGTGTAAAATGATATGAAGTAGAAAGAATTTTTTCAAAAAAATACTGCCATGAAAATAACTGTTCATATTCTCTACAAGCCGAACCACTCAATAAAATATGTACTCCCATTTGCTCATTTTTTGTATTATACATAACATGCATTTTAGAATACACTGTATAAGTAGTGTTATATCCAAAACGACCGCTCTCAGTTTTTGTAATATTAGCACTGTCTATAGTAACACCAAAAAGCATTAAAAGCACATCATCTACAGTACTTTTTTGAATAGTAACTTGAACCCAGTCTATACACACATCTAAATCTGGAATTTCACCGATATTATCAATATTTTCATGCGTTAAATCATTCATAACAACACCCCTTTTATGTAGTTTCCACCCCCCTATCAGAATACGGGGGATAGAACCAAATTACTGCACTATTCCAAGAATAGAAATAACAATAAAATGGCCCCAATAAACAAATAAAAACAAAATAAAATAAGCAAAACAAATAATAACAACAAGTCGCAAGCTCCATAAACCTTGAAAAAAATTAGAACTGTAACAAGAAGATACGAACGGTTTAAACTCTAAGAACCAACTCATAACTACGTTAATCGTCGAACCTTAGAGTAATTTATATCTTTTTTTATAATAATCAATAAGAGTTAATCAAAAGTATTAAAGGTATCATATAAAGAATAATACTTCTTATTAGCCTTAAAATACTCACTTCCAACTTTTTCTTTTATCGGATACCAAACACGTACACAAACAAAAAGTTTACCTAAAGCAAATGCCGATAATATAAAACCTGCTTTACCAAAATTAGATACCTTACGATGTATACATTCATATTCAATTAAAGAACGAATTTGTCTGTCTATCATACGGTCGAACTGTGCAATTAATAAAATATCATAGCCATACTTACGATGATTAGTAAAAAAACCTAACCATTCCGAACGACCTTTAACATTCCATTCTCTAGCATTAAAAATGAGCTGACATTCATCTAAAACGAGCATTATAGCGCCCTCTTTAAAATTATGAGTTTTAAAATATTCTTTAGCGAAAAGTCTTAATTTTTGAGGTGTAAGAGTATTATTAGAAACCTCTAAAAAAGTACCATTAAACTTTTTAATATTATCCTTATTAATATTGAAATTAGCTACAACACAACTTTTAGAACGCATACGATTGTAAATAACCCTTGCACAATGCAAACTTTTTCCACTTCCTGGAGTACCGCTATATAAAGTGATCATATTTCCTCCTATCCACTAATAAATACAGCTATAACAAACATAAATAAAATTTTTAACATATTAATCACCTATTACTTTAATCCAGCGCATAATTATCTGGTAAATATAAAACAGACCTATAACTGTAAGCCACAACCCGCCAATGTAAATAAAATCTCTAAACGGTATAAACCAGTTAACCCAACCAAGATAAGGTATATTACTAAAAGTATTTAATAAATCACTAAAAGGACTTTTAGGTAAAACACTTAAAAGTGTATTAGCAAAATCGGTTAAAGCATTCAAAAGCCACTCAAATATACTTAAAAATATATCCATGTTTATACCTACCCTTTTATAAGATTTCTAGTAACCATTGTAAGTCCTAAAACGAACAGTAAGTCAAAAAGAGTTCTTGCAACTAAAGCAACACTTTCATATTCCTTTAAATCAACCTTTACAGTTCCTTTAGTTCCTAATATCTCATAATCCCATTTAAAATTAGGCGCCTCTGGTTCCGCTGCTAAACAACCTATAAATTTTATAAGGTCAAATGGAATGCAAAACGGAAAATATTCTTTCCAATTAAGCTTTCCAGGTACATCATAATCGCCTAGAAAATCTCCAACCGTAGGGATGACATAATCAGGGTCATCTATGTCGGCATCCTCATCCGTGTTTTCTATCGGTGTATCTTTTGTAATATCTCCCGTATAGTCATTAGGAATCGTTCCAATATCTGGCAATGGGAATGGCAGAGGAACGGGAACAGGTCTATCTAAATTAGGAATATACTGATTAGGAATACTCCAACTGCCAGGATAATCTATAACACCCTCTGGTGTATAAGTAGCATCAGGAGCAACATATCGAGGAATTGCAATATCGTCAATATCGCCATAATTTATATAACTATCGTCTAGCAGTTTTAAATCCGTATTAGTACCTTTATTAGTAACCCAGGGCGGGTCTAATTCCAAAGTAAGACCTCGTGGGTCAACCCATTTATTACCTAAATGAAAAGCATTAACACCCGCATTATAAATCGTATAAAAAGTACCAAAGAATGAAGAAAATAAAATATCGTCTAAATAAATACGAGTAGATTTACCAAGTTCAATACCATTTCGGTCATACTGTGTAAAACCAACACTATTATTAATTGTATTTTGAGAACTAGAACCATACAAAACATATTTAGTATTTATATAAGTATCATTAATTACAGCAGTTAAACAATAAATTTCATGCGGATATGAATAATCCTGAATACTAGAAATATAAGTCCCATTACTAGTTACAATACAAAGACCACTAAAACCGGCAAATAAAGCATCAAAAGCGGGATTATTTAAGGGATTGCCAGGAGAATAAAAGAAATAATTATCCCCACCAATAGTTACAAAATCCGTTACACCATCAGCCAATTCCAAATCACCTACATAACTATTCCCATTACTTGTATTAAAAATATCGTACATTGCGTGTCCTAACTCACTTCCAATAGTATTAAACGCGTCTAATACAACCGAACCCGTATACATAATGCCGTTCATTAAAGTATCGAATTTATCTTTAACCGTACCTACAAGCGTCTCTCCAAAGCGACTAAAACCGTCCGCAATATCGTAGCAGGTATCCGTTAAATTATCAGCTCCCGCCGAACTAATACCAATCCCCAATAAAGCTAAGACCGACATAACACCACTTACAACAACCGCATCATCGATACCGACAATTGCATTAACTTCTTTATAAGAAGAATAAATAGGAGAAAAAGCACAAACAAGACACGTAGCAACAATCATTATTTTTCTAACAATCTTTTTTTTAGCTTTTCTATAAAATCTAAGAATATGATCACTTATCTTTTTTAGTTTTTTCATAAAAATACATATTTAAGGAAAATTAAAACGTGAGGATAACCCCACGTTTTTACTAGGCTTTGTTACCCAACATTTTAAAAGATTTAATAGCAAATCTAACAACTAACATTGCAGTAATTAAACCCATACCAATAGGTAAAACATCACCTAAAATAGACTGACATGAAGTAACACTTGTACTAAATGCAGTTGTAAGCGCTGTTGTAATTCCTTCCATTTTCCTTTTCTCCTTTCTTAGAAAAATATTTTATATATAAAACCGATTGTATAACCGATAAAATATAACAAACATAAGAATAATAAACCCGTTACAATCCCTATTGGAATAAGAGCTAATACCTCATTAAAAGTATCTATATTAACTAATATCAGGGGCGCAAATTCTTCCATAAGGCACCTCCCAATAAAACACCAATAATAACACATAACAAGAACATATTAATAATTTGAATATTATTAATACTATCTATCATATTTAAAGTATTTATTTGATAAGTAGTATCAATTTCAGTTGTTTGAACTTCCTTTGGCTGTTCAATATCTTCGGCTGGTTGACTTATTTGTTCGTCCTGGTTTTCGTTCATACTCTACACGTCGCACGAGGGAACCCGTACCCTCCGCACTCCGTGCAGAGGATTACGAAATTCTAGACTAATAAACTAGTAACCTTACCGTATTTATTATAATTAAATTCACATTCGACCCCAACCAAAGTCAAAGAACCAATAGCATCTAACATACTGTTAAAAACTTGATTATTAACAAAACATTTATCACACATAACACCTTCAAGATGATTGTCCAACTCCTCAGGATCTTCAGTAAAGTATAAAGAATGACCCTCAATCAAATCACCATCTTTAGTTTTAAAGCTTACACTTCTAGTACCAATAATTTTTTTCATTTTTCTTTTCCTCATTTCTTTATTTTTCATTTAATTAAATAACGTTATATAATATTCAAACAAACAAAATATAACTATTTGATATATTTATAATAACAAAAAATATTACATATTGCAATATGTAATATTACATTTAGTTATATTATAGTGTAAAAAAATTTCAATAGGTTATAATGAAATTGTGAGGTGATAGCATGAACGGAAATAAATTACAAAAATTAAGAAAAAATAACAATTTAACACAAAAACAATTTTGTAAGATATTTAAAATATCACAACCAACATTATCACTATGGGAAAATGAAGAAAGAGAACCAGATACAAAAATGCTTAAACAATTAGCAAACTATTTTAATGTATCGATCGACTACTTATTAGATAACGAAGAAAGCATAAAAGAAAACGAATTAGTAAAACTAGAAAGAAAACTAAAAAAAGATGATAAAGAAAGATTAATAATAATATTAAAAACAATGTTTCCAAACGAATATGAAGAAACAAAAAAAGAGCAACTATAGTTGCTCTCTATCTAAATCTATTATATAAAAATACCTAAATTCCAATGGGTAAAAAGAAATTTGGACATAGTAGTAAACTAATTCCCAACCGTAATTATCAACATAATGTATATCTTTCATATTAGACATAACATTAACTTTAATCTTTATATAATTACCCTTTCGCCAAACAGTCACATAATGTTCGCTAAGCCAAGAAAACTTAGCTGACTTTTCAACAATAACAGTTTTATTAGATTTCTTTAACCTCTCAATTTCAGCTTCTAGATTTCTAATGCGCTGTTGTTGTTGTCTTATTACATACTTGTCCTTATTATACATAATATACGCGATAAGAATTTACATTTCCTACCATTATGCGAAGTTATA